CCATTTGAAATCAATATAAAAGCGCTATTCTGCAAACATAATTACCGCAAGCATTACAGTCCGATATTAAAGGAATTTAATCAGCGGTGCACTAAGTGCGGAAAGGAGATAGAAAGATGTTAGATGTTTATTGCCCTGGATTTTGTCACAGAGTGAACGGAAGTCTGTCAAATATGATAAGTATTCTAAAAGATGATTCCATTGAATCCGACTCATTTATCCAAGTTTGTTATGAAGACGGTTCGGATGGCGTTATTCAAAAAAAGTCTGTAATTGGTGTGCGTGAATGCGGTACATTATGCAAGGAAGAACGGGAACTTAAAATAATTAAACCAGTAACCGAAACGATTATCAGACCCATAATCATTAATGTTACTTGTGATTCTGGTACAGTAGTGGAGGATATACAAAGATCATTGAACAATGCTCTTAAAGAAGCAGCAACAACGTATTGAACACGCAGGAATCCCCTGGGTGTTATTTTTATCGCCTTTTTTGGTATCCCCGGCGAAAAAGAGGGAGACATCACCGGACACGACCGGGACAACAAGTGAAGATGAATCGAAAGGAGTAACAGAACCATGAAGAAAGAGGATTTAATCGCAAAAGGTCTGACTGATGAGCAGGCTCAAATTGCTGTAGATGCCTGGAACGAGGCTATTAAGGGATACATACCAAAGAGTAGATTTGACGAGGTAAACACGGCAAAGGCAGACCTGGAAGGTCAGGTTAAGGACCGGGATAAGCAGCTCAAGGATTTAAAAGATGCCGCCAAGGATAGTGAAGCGCTCCAGGCCAAGATTACAGAGCTTGAGGAAACAAACAAGCAGACAAAGACAGATTACGAAGGCCGGATCAAGGATATGAAACTCTCTGGTGCTATCAAGGACCAGCTTACTGATTGTAAGTACCCTGAGCTGGTAGCAGATAAGATTGACCGATCCAAGCTGATTCTGGCAGATGACGGAAGCGTGTCCGGGTTATCTGAGCAGCTTAAAGGTGTCAGGGATACATACAAAGAACTGTTTAATCCAGTGGTATCCGGTAAAACTCCGGCAAACAACGGGAAGAAAACACCGGGAACGGAATCGGACGGCGAAAGAAAGACACAGTTAGAAAAGATGATTGCAGACCCAAGTACAAGGCTTGCGGATCGAATCGCAGCAAAGAATGAATTATTTAGCCTTTCACAGGCAGGAAGCGAGGAATAATATATGGCAAACATTACAGGAACAGGAACAACATGGAACTTACCAAATTATGCAGGGGAGCTTTTTACTGCTGATGCGCTTAATACTCCCATCTTGGGAGCCATTGGTGGAATGACCGGAGGAGTACAGACCGAAAATTTTGAGTTTCCCACAGATTCTCAGTATAGTTTACCAGCGGCAGCGCAGCCGGGAATCACAGAGACAGCTTCTTTGGCCGCACCTGCGGCTATCGGTATTGTAAGAGGTCAGAATACCAATGTAACACAGATTTTCCATGAAAAGGTGTCTGTATCTTACGTCAGAGAAAGTAACAGAGGCCGCATGAGTGGATTAAATACAGCCGGACAGCAGAACAATGTACAGTCTACAGAAAGAGACTGGCAGATTGCGAGAGCTCTTGAGAAGATCGCGAGAGATATTGAATACACGATCATCAATGGTGAGTATAGTAAAGCAACTGCTGCAGACGTAGCTAACAAGACCAGGGGAATGTTGGCTCTCTGTGCTGGAGCTGGTGGAACGACTGTACCCGGTGGATCCGCAAAGCTGAGCAAGCCTAAGATGCAGGCACTTTTCAAGGCTATGTATGACGCAGGAGCAATTTTCAGCAATATGGTTATTTGGGTGAACAGCTATCAGAAACAGATTATTACTGATCTCTATTCTTATGCACCTACTGACCGCAACCTTGGTGGTACCAATATTAAACAGTTGGAGACTGACTTTGGAAACATTGGTATTGGACTCAACCGTTTCATGCCGCAGGATTCCGTACTTGCTTCTGAAATGTCCGTTTTAGCTCCTGTATTCCAGCCTGTACCAGGAAAAGGTAATTTCTTCTATGAGGAACTTGCAAAAACTGGAGCGTCAGAAGAAGGACAGATTTTCGGACAGTTTGGTCTTGACCATGGTCCGGCATTCATGCATGGATCTATTACCGGTTTAACCGCATCATAAGGAGGCAGTTTATGAGTTGGAATTTTGATGAAAGGGGCATTGCTCCTAAGATTCGTGAAGTCTTAGAGGACTTAGATGGCAGAATCCCGGAAGAAGGGATTACGCAGGGTGATGCGGTAGCAGATGCTGCAGGAGCCGCCCCAACGGCTGCCGAGTTTAAAGCACTTCTTGACAGTTTAAGGGCCTCTGGTGTTATCGCAACGTAATAAGGAGGACAGTATGACACAATCGGAGATGCTCACGGAAGTAAAACAGAATCTTAAAATTGATGACGATACGCAGGACCTGACCATCTCCGATGTCATCCTGCTCGTCTGCGAATACTGCAATATCAATACAGAAAGTATGCCCGTAGCCTTGGAACGGATTGTTCGAAAGAAGTCCAAGGGAATCATTGACTATGAAGAAGCCAACGGCCTCGGATTTTCCCAGGATATCGCAAGTATCAAAGAGGGCGATGGAACCATTACATATGCCACTAGCGGTACAAATGGCAAAGAGGGTATATATGGGCTGTCTGATAGCGACAAGGCGGCTCTACGGCAATATAGGAGGCTGAGAGGCTATGTATAATCCGTATGAGCGAATGTATGATGCAGTAATGGACGTATACCGGTATATATCTGGTGAGGACGATGACGGTTTCGAGACAAATAAGGAATCCAAGGTGATAGAGGGTGCCAAGTGCCGCTATAGCATTTCCTCACAGACCACAGCGGATAACGGGGTTCCGATAATTGTAAGCACAGCACAGCTCTTTTGCGGTATTGAGCATGAAATGAAGCCGGGAGACAAGGTTGTTGTAACGCTACGAAAAGGGGACCCAGTTACCGTTAAGCTTGGAGAGTGCCACCCGTATCGCTTCCAGTGGCAGTGCAAGATTGAGAAGGACGGAAAGGCATGAGTAGCAGTAATTATCGTAACAACAAGGCTATGATTGATAAGTTTCGTAAGGAGCTCATGGCAGAGCTTGGAGAAATTAAAGACATTGACAGAAAAATTATGACTCGTGCGGTAAACGATGGATTAGCCAGAATTAAGAAAAATACCCCCGTAGGCTTACACCCGAATCCAGTTACATTCACAGTTAAGAACGGGAAAGAAGCTGGCACTGTTGTAAGCTTTAAGGTAAGTAATCAACGAACCGGAGGTTTTTTACGTGAATCGTGGCGTAAAACTCCAACAGTCAAAGCAACTGATGGAACCCAGGCGGAATTAACAAACACTGCGGACTATGCTTCTTACTGGAATGATGGACACCGGATTGTTACAAAGATAGGCGGGCCAACAAAGGGTTTTGTAAAGGGAACTCATGAACTGGAAAAAACCGTCAGCTATGTCAACAAGCGTATGGTCTCCCTGTTCAAGGCAGAAATCGAAAGGATTGACAAGAAGTATGATAAATGATGTTTATAAGGGGATTAAAGCGGAATGTAAATCTATTATTCCAGATATAAAAGTCTACCGGGACAACATACCTCAGAACTTTATAACGCCATCCTTTTTTGCTGAGTTAATTGACTTTACCCCAGTGCGATCAATAAACGGAAAACAGCGAATATCAGCGCAATTTGATTTGCAGTATTTCCCTGATGGGGACCAAACGGAATATAAAACGAAATGCATAAAGATGCAAGAGGAACTTTCCAGACATTTTCATGTTCTGGAGGGTTCTTTTTATGTGAAGGACCGGTCTTTTAAAGTGACCGATGATGTTTTACACTTCCAGTTCACGGTAGGCTACACTGAGGCATTTGTTGCTGATGAAACACCTATGCAAGAGCTGGAAACCAATACAAATATGAAGGAGGATTGACATGGCGGGAACATGGACATCACAGAACAAGATTTTACCCGGTGCGTATATCAATGTGGCTACTAATGAGCCATTATCGATTACGCCCGGCGACCGTGGAACAGTGGTTATCCTGCAGGAGTTGAGCGTGGGAACTGATGGTTCCATTTACACCATTACAGCCACAGAACAGGCTTATCCAGACAATGCCACAGCTGCGGATAAGAAACTGGTTAATTTGGCATTACAGAACGCCAAGACGGTCAAATTATATAAGCTTCCTGCTACCCATGACGCTGACGATATAACGGCGGCGTTAGTTGCACTCAGGACAGAAAAGTTTGATACCCTGGTGTATCCATATGATACTGAAAAAACCGCAGAAAAGACGGCAATCGTTACATGGATTAAAGCCATGAGAGACGATGAGGGGGTCTGGTGTACAGCGGTCCTTGCTAACCACGTGGCGGACAGTGATGCCGTTATCAATGTGGTCCAGGGGCTTAAAACATCAGCAACGGAAAATCTTACTGCGGCAGAAGTTACAGCATGGGTAGGCGGCGCTACCGCCGGGGCAAGCGTGACCACTTCTAATACTGGCAAAACAGTGATTGGAGCCATTGACGTTTCCCCACGTATGACACGCTCCGAGATGGAGGCG